ATATTTCTAAGGAAAATTTTAATTTTTACATCATTATCATTTGAGCTATTGAGATGTGGTATCTCTTTGTCATACCCTGCGGTTCTGAAAATTTTTAATAAACTCCCATCTCTTACACGATCAAAATCTATAGCAATTATGTTTTCTAATTTTATAGGTATCAAATGTTTGTATTGTGGCAAGGTGTGTCTATCAAAAACCACAACATCTTTAAAAATTTTCCAGTATTTGTGATCAATGGTTTTTACATCTATGTTGTTTATAGAAAGATATGTACTGAAACCGCTAATCCACCTATCGATAGGATCACGTAATATCACTAGATATTTTCTTTTATTGTCGTCTAGATGAGTATTAACAGCCAACCATTTGGTATGCTGGCACCAGTTGATTATAGATGAACTACAACACTTACTGATGGTGACAAATCCCATTTTTCCGCATGGACTTCTAAAATAGGTGAAACCTTGTGGTTCGACGACAAACGTTGGTGTTTTGATTGTTTTATTGTTGGACATCTAAATCATTATAAATTGCTGTTAATACGTTCTTGTCGTAGACTTCTGAGTCCACACCCTGTAACTGTTTGATTACGATCTGGTCCACGCTATCAAACTTCTGCACTTCTACTAACGGTTGTTGTGCGTTGTCCACCTGTTCTGGTATCAGTTGTAGTTCCCTCAGTTGGTACTTGTCTATGAATGTTTCCCTCACGAAGTTGGCTTCCTCGTAACTGATCTTTATGTCAAGCGTTACCCTCACATACATCTTTGGTTTTAGGTACTTGTCTGGATCTTCCAACAGTTCTGAAACTTTTATCGTGATGTATCTCGGCATGTCAGGCCAGTTAATGAACTTGGGTTCGGCCCCGTATTCCAATATCATCATGCCTCGATCATCGTCCCATGCATCTGCGTAGTTGTGCGGGAAGGCATTGCCCATGTATGTGACGTTCTTCATGTACTGTCTCTTGTGGAAGTGTCCTGAGAACACCTTGCCACACCCCGCGAAGTGGTCCGTCTGTATTCCGCCCACGTCTGGCATTTCTACCATTGCGTTCATCTTGAAGTATGGCAATTCAAAGTGTCCGAACACGTACTTCTGTTTCATTTTTTCAATCTTTTTCCATTCGTCTTGCACCACCCATGGAATGATAGCAACATCATCCTCGACCAACCATTCGTTTACTATGTGTATGTTTGGTATATTCCTGATGTACTCCATTGAGTTGATTTCTCTCTTGTCCCTGTAGTACAGGTCATGATTGCCCATTATCACGTACACTTTCTCGAATGCCGCACCCAGTCTCTCCATGTTGGAAACTGTGTAGTTCATCGTGGAAACGTTTGTTGCTGATCTGTGATGGTGCCAGTCACCTAGGAATATGCAGGTCTCACATCCGTGCAGTTTTGCCTGTTCGATGAACCACTTGACGAACTCCTCACAGTCATCGTTGTGTATACGACTGTTGCCCTTGAGGCCAAAGTGTATGTCCGTGAAACAGGCTACCTTTTTAAAGAATGCCATTGATTACCATTTCTTCTTGACTGTTGGTTTGTGATTGGTCATGTCGATCTTGTTCTTGAATTGCACGTCGTCAAAATCATCAGAGTCCAGTTTGCCTTTTTTCTTCAGTGTCTTGTTCAACTTCTTCAGCGTGGTCTTGTTGACCTCATGCACGTCACCGTGTGCGGTCTTCATTCTCTTCTGGTATGACGGTCCTGCGGTCTCGTTCTCGTTCTGTCTCGTGAAACTGGGCATCATGCCGTTGAACTCCAATAGGTCGTCCCTGATTGCTTGATTCTTCTTTTCTATGTTGAGTATCCTCGTGAAACTGTTTGTGATCGCCGCCGTGTAGTATGCGAAAGGGTTGTCTGATTTCGACTCATCGAACTGTAGTCCGATCTGACTCAACTGCATCAAGGCCTGTGACTGCATCTCGTCATTGTAGGTGTACCCCCTCCAGTTGGCCCTGGTACCATATCTCTCACACAACTTCATGTACATCATGGCCAGGGTGTTGGTCATCTTGCCATGGTCAGCAGAGAAGTGTCCGTTGCTCATTCCACCCACCCAATGGCTTTTGCCCACGCACACCAGTTTGCCTTTTTTGTCAAACTTGTAGTGCTGGAATGGTGGGAAGTTGACCTTGCTGTGATGGTCCGCTGTGGTCTTGGGATTCTTCTTTCTCTCATCGTCCATGGGCACATGGTCAAACATCATGACCCTGAACACCAGATCCGTCTTGTCTATCTTCCTTGGACTGACAGTGTAGTCCACTAGTTTTATCTTCTTGAGTCCGGCCGCCTTGGCCTCCTCCCAGGCTTCCTGTGTCAAACGCTTGGCCTTGGCCTTACGTGCCTGTGCCACCGCACTGGCGTTGACTTTCTTTAGATTGGGCACTATGAGGTCATACTGTGCGTCCTCGGGCGTCACGTATGAGCAGTAGGTGTTCTTGCTGGCGTGTATCTGTGCCAGCAGATCTCGGTTGTTTAGGTACTTGACTCTCTTCATAATTCCTTTACTTTATATTGTTGAGATTGACCACAAACAGGTCTGTTGAATCGTGCCGTATGGTGAATTAAGTGCGCCTAAAATAATGCCTATAAATATAGTTAAAGTATACGAAATTTTACAAAGGAAAGCAACCATATAATGGCATTCGGAGACATAGGCAAGATAGTGAAGAACGTGGGAGGAGGCATATTCAACAGGACCCTGGGCAGGCTCACGGGTGCTGGTATTTCCACGGATTCCAGGATCGTCAACGCCAGGGCCAAATGGTCCGGACGTTCGGACAAGACCGACTGGCGTGTGAGACTACAAGTGCCAGACGGACCATTGACGAAATTTTTTGATTTCAACAACAATCCCATAATGCAACCATTGGCGGCATCACAGGGCATATTCTGGCCATTGACACCAGCAGTGGTGATACAACATTCCGCAAACTACAACGCCATGGATCAGGTGCACAGCAACTATCCACACCAGGCATACCAAAACTCACAGGTGGACTCCATGAACATAATCGGAGAATTCCCTGTGCAGAACAGCGAGGACGCCAAGCACTGGGTGGCAACTGTGAATTTCCTAAGGACTGCGACCAAGATGTTTTTTGGTAGCGAAGCCGGCATAGACGGACTCAAAGGTAATCCACCACCAATCATGCACCTGTATGGTTATGGGGATCACATGTTCAACAAGGTGCCTGTTGTGATAAACACGTTCAACGTTGAGTTGAGACCTGGCATAGATTACATCAGTACAAAACAGAGTGATGTGTATTCACAGAGACCGGGCAACGTCAGTGAGTTGGTACAGACTGGCGATTCACAGACCTGGGCACCAACGCTGTCTAACATATCAGTCCTGGTGACACCGATCTACAGCAGGGATTCGGTCAAGAAATTCTCGATGAAGAAATTCGTTCGTGGAGAACTCAATGGCAAGGGTAGCAACGAGGTAGGATTCATCTAATGGCCAAGTACTCAAACACATCACCGTATTTCGAAACCAGTGAGGTAGCCAACTACCTGGACATATTAAATCCAAGGACGCTGACGGCAGAGGACGATGATCAGAGTTACACCATAGAGCGGACCTACGCATACAGGCCAGACCTGTTGGCCTATGACTTGTACGGATCACCGAGGTTATGGTGGGTGTTCGCACAGCGTAACCCAGATCAGATAGAGGATCCCATCTACGACTTCAAACCAGGAGTGACGGTTCAACTGCCCAAGAAAGAGAACCTGCTCAAAGACCTGGGGATATAACGAATGGCATCTAGAGCCGACAAATACAGGAACTTCGATGAATCAGCGGCTTACGCCAGGAAGGCGAGCATAAAAACACTTCCGCTGGAACCAGATCCCAACGTACTTCACAAGTTCGCATCTTACAACACCATATTCACTCTGTCTGCGTTGAGCACCCAGGAGATACGTAATCCCAAGCAGTTCTTCAACGGTGCACCACACGACATCATAGCGAGGAGCGGTGGAATAGGAGCCGCCGCCAACACAAACAACAGGCCCCCGGGTGAACGAGAGAGGTTCACGGAAGACACCAAGGAGACCATCAGGAAAAGTGCCGCGTTGCGAGACGCCCTCAACAGGAGCACCACAGAATTCTACAAGAACAATGATCTCTACTTCAAGAACGTTGAGATGACATCCATACCGGGATTGAACGAGAAGAGGCGCCTGACCAGTGTCACCAACATCATGATGGAGTTGGTAGAACCGTCGGGACTGACGCTGTTGGAGAAAGTGAAAGCGGCCGCGGCCAACAACGGCTTCCTGGATCACCTGGACGCACCCTACTTGCTGACCGTGGAGTTCAAGGGCTTCGACGAACAGGGCAGGGAAATAAAAGAGAACACAGATTTCATAAAGAGGGTCATACCCATCAAACTGATCACCATGGACATAGACGTGAACCAGGGAGGATCCTACTACAACATCAAGGCCATACCATACAACGAGTTCGCCTTGACCAACAACTTCATGTATCCGAGGACCAGTGGAACATTGGCGTCAACGAACAGGACCTTCAAGGATGCTGTGCAGGATCTACAGAACATATTGAATGAACAGAACCAAGACGAGCAGGTCAAGGGATACAACCAATTCCCAGACAGGTATGACATATCGATCAGCCAGGACCTCAACCCCGAAGCACAACTCTCGTATGAACTGCTGGGCCAGTCCGGAATGACACAGAAAAAAGAAATCGCCGCCCCTGGCGAAGAATTTTTCACCATGGAATACATCAAGTTCAACTCTTCAGTTAACCTTTTGAAAATGTTGGAAGAACTGATGAAGACCCATCCGGACTACGGAGCCAAGAGTTTCGACGAGTGGAGCCAGGCGGTATCCACACCAGGATCAACAACGTTTGATCCAAACGGTGCTCTGTCCACGTACTTCAAGTATTTCAGGATACGTACAGCCATCGAGCCCCAGGGCGATTTCGATGAGATACGACAGACCAATGCCAAGATCATAAGGATCGTGGTTGAACCGTTCTACATCAGCGCCTACAACCTGGCAACGGCGGGCATACACCAAGACAAGAACTACCAAGGATACGTGGCCAAGGCCTACAACTACATATTCACAGGTGATAACCTTGACATACAGAACCTTGACATAAACTACAAGGTGGCCTACTACCAATCAAGATTGAAGGACCTGGAGGCCAGCGATAGCAGGACGTTCACGCAGAGCAATAAGGATGAGATAGAGGAGACGGGTACACCGACCAACAGGAAGAGACCGGATGATATGCCAGACCATTTGAATCTTCTTCCACTCAAGAGTGAACCGTCAGTGTACAAGAGTTCCAACAGCAACCGTACTGGCAAAGCAGACGCTAGGGTAGACCAGTTCTTTGACGCCATAACCAATCCCACCGCGGACATGGTGGTGGTCAACATGAGCATACTGGGTGATCCCGCATGGTTGGGACAGAGCCAGTTCATTCCTGCAACACCAGAGAACTCCAGCGGCAGTTCACAGGACAACAACATAGATTTCTTCAGGGGTGGAGTCAAGACCAACGTATGGAACCCCAACCTGAAATGTTTCAACTACGACGTGGCGGAGCCCATAACCAACCTCACTTTTAAGGTACCACAGGACTTCGATGACAAGACCGGTGTGTACGAGATGTCAACGGCACAACAGGCCGTTTTCTCGGGACTCTACAGGGTCACACAGGTACAACACAGTTTCACTGATGGTCAGTTCACACAGAATTTAACAATGGTCCGTTTCAACAACCAGAACGGTAAAGTTACCAACACCAGCAATGAGAAAATCACCAAGAAAAATGGTGTGGTGACAGGGGTCAGCAATCCCAATCAGCAGGCGAGACAGGACATAATTAGTGGAGCACTAGGATCATTATAATGGCAGGCAGAGATTACTTAAAGGGACACGCATCAACATCCAAGGCACCAGGCAATGACACCGCTTGGTCGGGAGAGAGTGCAGGTCCATACATAGGTGTGGTCAAGAACAACGTTGACCCATTGAGGATGGGCAGACTACAGGTCAACATTCCCAGCCTCAGCAAGACCAATGATCCCATCAGTGGCAACTTGGTCACGTGCGAATACCTTTCGCCTTTCTATGGCGCCAAGGATGCCAGACACAGCATTCCAGGTTCGACGGCGTACAATGACAGCCAGCACAGTTATGGCTTCTGGGCGGTACCACCTGACATAGGAACCAGGGTGTTGGTGATATTCGCGGAAGGCAAGATGGACCAGGCGTTCTGGATAGGTTGCGTGCCAGAGCCCATGACCAACCAGATGACACCGGGCATAGCATCAAGCACACTGACCCACGATGCCTTGGACGGCACCTTCGAGGGAGCGGACGCAGGATTCCAACAAGACAAGAAATCAAGATATGGCACGACCAACGTGCCATCGGGGGAAGTCAATAGGACCAACACCGGGGCAACACCACAACAGATCGCCAATGCCAAAAGGCCCATACATCCATTCGCCGAGACTTTATTGAAACAGGGTCTGAGTGCTGATGACATCAGGGGTAACACCTCCAGTTCGGCACGTAGGGAAACACCCAGTCAGGTTTTTGGTATCAGCACCCCGGGCCCTAAAGACACGTCTTCGAAAAAACAATACATAGGAACCAAGGATACCAGGAAACAAGATTTCGTCACAAGAAAGATCGGACACACTTTCGTCATGGATGACGGCGATGTAAACGGTGACAACCAACTGACAAGATTGAGATCGGCATCGGGACATCAGATATTGATGCATGACACAGAGGGTGTCGTGTACATAGCCAATGGTACAGGAAATGCCTGGATAGAGATGGACAAATCTGGTAGGATAAGTGTTTATTCAAACAGAGGCATCAACGTCCGATCTGAAGGTGACTTCAATCTACACGCCGACAAGAATATAAATTTCCATGCCAAAGAGAATATCAAATTCACCTCAGAAAAAGATTTAGTCCTAAATTCCCAAAGTTACTTGTATGCCATGGGAGAGTCTGGTGTATTGAGTGCATCACAGAAAGGCAGTGTGAGGAACTATGCCAGAGATGGCATATCATCATACACGGACGGAACACAGTTGCATGGGGCAGGCGGCAGGATAGATCTGGCAGGATCACAGGTGCACTTCAACAGTGTTAGTGCCAGGAAATCATGGGGACCGTCATGGTTGCAACCTTCACACAAAAAAATTGATCTAGAGCCAGTAAAGGTTGAAGATATAATCGCAGAACAACCCATCAAAGATGGACAGAAAAACACAGAACAAACGGAAACAACAATCAAAGACTACAAGACAGATAAAGAGAAAGACGCATTTGTCACACACGAACCATACACCAGACCGGTGGGCGGTAGAGACAAAGACGACATAGCGTAAATATAGCATATGGCATACGGAGATTCAGGATCAGGAGACCTATCAAACAAAACGGTGACCTTCAAGGGTTTCAGTTCACGTGCGGACAAGCAGAACTTCAAACTGTACGACTTCGAGGTTGCCAAGCAGGATCTGATCAACAGGTTATCGGTGCGTAAGGGCGAGAGGGTCGAGAATCCAGAGTTCGGCACCATCATATACGATGCCATATTTGAGCCATTCACAGAACAACTCAAAGACGCCATAGTGGATGACATAACAGCAAATCTCAACGCAGATCCACGTATAAGCACGGAGGAGATCTTGGTCACGGAAGCGGACAAGGGCATAGCCATACAGGCCACTATAACCTATGTTCCACTGAACATCACTGAGAAACTGCGATTCAACTTCGACGAGAACTCACTACTGCGTCTATCTTAATATACGCACATTTCCTAACACATAAATACCGTTGTAATTACAATGGCCACAACAGATAGACAGAACAGATTATTAGTAGCGGAAGATTGGAGGAAGATCTACCAGGCCTTCCAACAGGCCGACTTCAAATCTTACGATTTTGAAACTTTGAGAAGGACCATGGTAGCATATCTACAGGAGAACTACCCAGATGATTTCAACGATTTCGTTGAGAGTTCTGAGTACGTGGCACTAATAGATCTCATAGCCTACATAGCACAGGCATTAAGTTTCAGGGTTGACCTGAACGCCAGGGAGAATTTCCTGGAGACAGCGGAGAGAAGGAACAGTGTCCTAAGATTGGCGAGGTTGATCAACTACAACGCCAAGAGGAATCAACCAGCGACAGGACTCCTAAAAATAGATTCAATATCCACAACACAGGATGTACAGGACAGTTCGGGAACGAACCTAGCAAATTCAAACATCATATGGAATGACTCGGCCAACTCAAACTACAGGGAGCAGTTCACTGCCATATTGAATGCGGCCAACCAGACAGGACAACTGTTTGGCAATCCAAGGGAATCAGGCACCATAGGTGGCATCACCACAGAGGTATACACTTTAAGTTCCAATCAGTTGGATCTACCCATATTCAAATTTCAGAAGTCTGTGGGAGGCGTGTCTAGGTCATTCGAGATAGTGCCCAGCACCATAACAGATTCTGATTCGATATACGAATCATCACCAGTGCCAGGCACGGGATTGACATACACATACAGATCAGATGGATCAGGAGACAGTTCCAACAACACGGGATTCTTCTTCCTGTTCAAACAGGGAACGATGCAGAACCAAGAGTTCACTGTGGACACAGCAATCACAAACTATGTGAAAAGTTTTGAGACATCCAACATAAACAATTCTGATGTATGGTTGTATAAGTTAGACCAATTTGGACAGTTGTCAGAATCATGGACCAAGGTGCCATCGTTATCTGGCAATAATGCAATTTACAACTCTTTATCAAAAGCAGAGAGAAACACTTACAATGTAGTAACAAAAAACAACGACGCAATCGACCTAGTGTTCGGGGATGGCAATTTCTCAAACATACCTCTGGGCAACTTCAGGACCTACTACAGGGTCAGTGACAACGCCAAGTATGCGATACAGTCATCAGACATGCAGAACGTACAGTTGACCGTGCCATACACGGACGCCAACGGTGCACAGCAAAGTTTGACCATGAGTGTGAGCCTCAAGGCCAGTGTCTACAATTCAGCGGCCACGGAATCCAATGATTCAATCAAAGAGAAAGCCGCACAGGTCTACTACTCTCAGAACAGGATGATCACAGCAGAGGACTACCAAGTGGTGCCTTTGAGTGCATCACAGGAGATCGTCAAAGTTAGATCTGTCAACAGATCTGCATCAGGCATAAGCAGGGCCAAAGAGATACTGGATCCAACGGGTGCATACTCCAATGTCAGCGTGTTTGCAGAAGACGGAATATTATACAGGGAGGAAAGTGTACAGCAGTTCACGTTCACTTTCAACAACAGGAGCGACATCCAGTCTACAATAGACACATCTGTGGAAGCCAAGTTAAAGGAAGCATACGCCAGGCAGTTCTACTACCTGAAGTACGGCACAAAAGACGCCAGCACACTTTCAGCAACATGGAATTCAACAACAACTTCCACCAACACCAACACAGGGTATTTCACTTCAGGTGGAGCATTGGTGATAGGTGATTCTGCAACTAGTAACATGAAGTTCGCTAAACCAGGTGCATTGGTCAAATTCACATCGCCAGACACCAGGAAGTTCCTGAACGGTACACTGGTCTCATCATCCACGGACAACGCGGAAGACAGGTTATGGGCCAAGATAGGTGCAGTGGTCCTTGATGGAGCCAACGGCGGATCGGGGAACCTAGAGTCAGGTGTCGGCCCGGTCACACTTAACAACATAGTGCCAGACGGTTCTGTAATCAATGCAATAATTCCAAATCTGACCACATCTTTCAGTGCAACGCTAGAAGCAGATATCATATCCAGGATAGAGGCCTACGAGGAATTTGGTTTACGATATGACACAGATTCAGAAACGTGGAAGGTGATCACTTCCACCAACCTAAGCACTGGTTCAGTGTTCAGTCTTGGTAACACAGGTTCGACCACAGGAACAAATGCGGATGCCAGTTGGTGGTTTAAATTCACCAACGACGGAAACACCTACACCGTACAATACAGGAAACTGGATTACATATTCGAATCCGAGTCACAGAACAAGTTCCACTATGATGTGGAAGAGAAAATTTACGATTACACCACAGGAAAGAGTGTCAAGGACACAGTGAAAATACTTAAAACAAACAGTATCGTATCAACAGGCAACAGCATAGGCTATCCCATCACTTGGCAGGTGGTCGACGTGGTCACAGAGGCAGATGGCTTCCAGGACAACAGGAAGGTCAAGGTCGGTTTCTATGACGATGACGATGACGGTGTTGTGGACAATCCTGAATTGTTTGACATATACGTTGAACCAACACTTTCAGAATCCACAAAATTCGTGTTCTTCGAGAAGTACACATCATATGATGCCATTGAAAGATTCAGACCATACGCCGCAACCAACTTCGTTGTTGCTGAAAATGAAACAGACATAAATTTAAACACGTCGACCTACACAGACGGGCAACTGTTTTATTTCTATGATAGTGCCGAGGATGTGATCAAGAAGTACAGTTCTACAACCAATACCTTGACCACAACAACAGACTACACAGCAAGGAAGGGCAGGAGTTCAATAAACTTCCAATACAAACACCATGCCGGCCAAGAGACCAGGATAGATCCAAGTGTTTCAAACATTGTTGACGTTTATTTGTTAGAGAGGACATATGACAACCTGTTCAGGATCTGGTTACAGGACGGCGGAAGCCGACCGGAAGTGTCCACGGCAGACCAGTTGAGGATCAACTACTCAGGCACACTGAACCCATTGAAATCACTTTCAGATCAGATCATTTACCATCCTGTCAAGTACAAGATACTTTTTGGTTCGAACGCGGAAGAGCAATTACAGGCAACCTTCAAGGTTGTGAAGAATCCAAAAACGAATGTGTCAGATGCAGTGATCAAGACCAGAGTCATTGCCGCTATCAACGAATTCTTCGCACTGGACAACTGGGATTTTGGAGACGCTTTTTATTTTACAGAACTAGCCGCTTACATACACAATCAACTAGCACCAGACTTGTTGACTGCTGTCATCGTGCCCAACCAGTCAGGACAGGGTTTTGGGTCCTTGTTCCAACTCGACTCAGCGGCAGACGAGATTTTCATCAGTGGGGCCACCGTTGATGATGTGTCAATCATAACAGCACTGGGAGCCAACCAACTGGCGGCCTCCGGCACTGTGGTCACATCGACATCAACTGCCACGACCAACACCACGACAGGATCAGCAGTGTCAGGCTCTACTACAACAGGTTCCGGTTCAAGCACCGGCAGTAGTGGGTCAGGATACTAATGGCGGACAATCCCACTAACGCTTTAACCAATAACGAAGTTGTCAAACAGGGCAACAACGAGTACAGGCGTACAGTACAGCACCTACCTGCTTTCTACAGGACGGACGCCAATCAACGTTTCCTGGCCAGCACCATGGATCCCTTGGTACAGAAGGGTTCACTGGAGAGGCTGGACGGTTACATTGGTAGACAGGACGCATACACAAGGAATGTTGCTGATAGATACATCACCGCAACAAGCAGGGACAGATTTGCATATCAGTTAGAACCTGCAGTCACATACACGGACAGAGACACAACGTCGGTGAATCCCGAAGATCAGGTCAAGTTCACGGGCACGTACGATGATTACATAAACCAGATCAAGTACTTGGGAGGCAAGGTCAACAACCACGACAGGCTCAACAAGGAGACCGTGTACAGTTGGAACCCGGCCATAGACTACGACAAATTGGTCAACTACAGAGAGTACTACTGGATGCCGGATGGTCCTGGCTCTATTGAAATTGATTCTGTTGGACCAAGTGTGGTAGCGGAATACAGTGTAAAAAACAATAGTCAATCAGCATACGAGTTCACACACAGGGAGAATGAGAACAATCCCATACTGACACTATACAGGGGCAACACATACAAGTTCAGTGTGAATGCCAAAGGACACCCTTTCTGGATAATGACCGAACCCTACAAGAGCAAGGTTTCATTAGACGGATCAACATCTACCATATTTGACACAGGTGTCACAAACAATGGTGCTGACGAAGGAACGGTAACGTTCACGGTGCCTACCACAGGCGCACCAGACACTTTATATTACCAGTGTGGCAATCATGACGCCATGTACGGCATACTACAGATAAAAGATGCCACGAGCACCACAGCGATAAACGTCGAGGACGATATCATAGGGGTCAAGAATTACAGTATTAGAACTTTGGACCTATCAAATGGAATGAAGATTAAGTTCACGAACTCATTAGTAGCAACCGCATACCAGGACAAGGAATACTATGTAGAGGGTGTGGGTGATGCCATAACATTGACCGATGTTGAGGATCTGATCACACCAGGCAGTTATGCCACTGAATCAACCATACTGTATGATCAAGCAGGATACGATTCACGTCCATACGCCAAAGCGTTCTACACACCAGAAAACAAAGACTACATGACGATCAAGAGAGACTCACGTGATCAGAATGCCTGGTCAAGATACAACAGATGGTTCCACAGATCCGTCATAGAGGAGACAGCAAGGATCGGTGGATTCACACCAACCTTGAACGAAGATGACAGGGCCAAGAGACCCATAATAGAATTCGATTCCGGATTGGCACTTTACAATCACGGCACAGTGGCCAAGAGATCCGTGACACTGTATGACACGGTAACAACCGACGCATTCAGCACTGTGGTCAGACAGACGGGTTACATTATTGATGGACTGGCACTGGCAGACGGAATGAGGGTCATATTTGCGGCGGACACAGATCCTACAGTCAAGAACAAGATATACGACGTGAACTTCGTCACGGCGGGAGACTCCACGCAGGTCATCAACTTGACCGAAGCGTCGGATGCCACACCCACTGCGAACGATTCAATCTTCATCGAATTTGGAACAACAAATCAGGGAAAAACTTTTTACTACGACGATACTACTGAAACTTTTAAAGAAGCACAACAGAAAACAGGAGTCAACCAACAACCTCTGTTTGGTATGTGGGATAACAATCACATCTCATTCGATGATGCTACGACATATCCCAACTCAACCTTCGCAGGAGCAAAAGTGTTTGCTTTCGCAACGTCAGACACGGCGACCATGGACACAGTGTTGGGAATCAAAGTCAAGTACAACACAATTAACAATGTGGGCGACATTGTATTCGAATCGGACCACACATCGGGAACGTTCACTTACAGGGACGACACAAAGACACTCACAAAAAAATTAGCAGAAGGCCATCTGCACTACACAACAGGAAGAGCAACACACAACTCACGTAGTGCTTGGATCAAAAGGACGACGGAGAGCAAACAGCGTGTGATCAGGACATTCATAGTCGACGCAACCGAGAAGCAGTTGTTCCCGGTCGACTTCTACAAGGATTCCGCGGACCTAACAGATCTTGAAGTATCGGTATCTGTGAACGGTTCAAGGAAGACACTGACCACTGATTATACACTGGAGACAGGAACAAAAAACAAATACGTAAAATTTAATACGGCTCTAGAGGTCAATGATCAGATCAGGATAGCAGGATACAGCAGTGCTGACAAGATCGTCGACAAGGGCATATACGAGATACCAGAAAATTTAGCGACAAACAGTCTCAACCAACAGTTGGGCACATTCACATTTGGTCAGATACTGGCCCATGTCAGGGACATACTTGACAAGAATCAAGATGTTACAGGAGCGATACCAGGAGTTTCAAATCTACGAGACAAGCCAGATGCGAGATTGAAGGGCGGTAGCATACACCAACATGAAGGATCATTGCTCCCGGCCATATTCGGTTTGGTGGATCAAAATTCCAACATAATTTCATCGATAGATTACGTCAGCCAGGAATACGAGAAATGGTACAATGCTTTCTTGACTCACGCCACAAGCACCGCTTACGAAGGCGTGGCCGCGGACAGAGTCGACGAAATTATAACAGCCATAACGCCGGGAAGAAACAGCACGTTTCCATTCTTCTATGAGGACATGCTAGGTTGGGGCGAAAACGTTTCAACGAGATCATACACAGTGATGGGATCATCCCAGACAGAGTATGCACTTGATTCACAACACAATATCACGACATTGAGTAACAGAGCAGTGTACGTTTATCTCAATGATGTACAGTTATTGCTGGGAACAGATTACACTTTCAGCACAACTGACGACAGTGTCAACATCAGCAAGACCCTGGCCCAAGGTGATAAGATCGTAATCAAAGATTACACAGACACCACGGGCAGTTACATGCCACCGTCACCGACTAAACTGGGAATGTATCCAAAGTTCACACCAGAGACATTCACAGACACCACGTATCTCACAGACACGGCAGTGATCCGTAAGCACGACGGTTCCATTATCAAGGCGTATGGAGATGAACGTGATGATTTAATATTAGAGTTAGAGAAAAGGATCTACAACAACATCAAAGTGACCTACGATGCCACTTTGGTAGACGTACACGATGTGTTGCCAAGTGCTTTCACATCAACGGAATACACACTACAAGAAGTGGACGGGGTGATGGCACCAGATTTCTATCAGTGGGCAGGGCGTAACAATGTGCAGTATATTAACAACACAGCGTTCACAGAAGGATCACCATTCACTTACAACTATGCTAGATCAAAAGGCAGATTGATTGATGGGAATTTACCAGGACACTGGAGGGGAATTTACAAATATTTCTACGACACAGATGCGCCACATGTGAGACCATGGGAGATGTTGGGACATTCGGAGAAGCCTAGCACGTGGGACGCGACCTACGGAACCGCTCCATACACATCAGGCAATGATGTATTATGGAACGCGATAGCAACTGAACCTGGCAGGTATGGAAAACCTTCTATCAGGGACTACCTACCGGTAGACGCATCGGGTAACCTACTAGATCCGTTGGCGGCAGGACTTGTTGACAACTTTGACATACCAGGAAGACAGAACGCATGGAAGTTTGGTGATCAGGCACCAGCAGAGACGGCATGGAGGAGATCCAGCGCCTACCCATTCACGGTCATTAAGGCACTGGCACTGACCAAACCCGCCAAGTTCTTCTCTAATCTTTTTGATCCGTCTAGATTGACGACGAACGTTGCAGGCAACCAGATAAACACAGCGACTGGTATTAGGAACACACTGGCAACGGCGAAATATCATCTTGAAACGGAAACAAACACAGCAACAGGTGTGACGACAAGATACCAGACGGCAGGATATCAACCCTTAGTAATCAATTACCTGATATCAAGGAATCTAGATAGTAAAACTTTCTATTATGACAAGATGAAGAACTTGTCTGTACAACTATCTTACAAGTTGGGCGGATTCACTGAAAAGGACAACATAAAGATATTGACAGACAGCGTGTCTCCGGGATCCAAGTCAGGATCAAAATTCATCCCAGACGAAAACTACAAGATACTTTTCAGGACATCAAATCCTGTAGAGAGTTTCCAATATTCTGGTGTGCTAATAGAGAAGAACACAGATGTCAGTCAGGATGGTTCCACTATACTGGGCGGATATAAAATATTAGGCTACAGCACTACCAAACCTTACTTCAGTTTCAACTATCCGGTCAAGACCACAACAGCGACACCGGTATCCACAGAGGGATCAACGGTGGTTGAGCAGTACACAGCATACCAACAAACCACACAGACCATACCATACGGTCACGTGTTTGACACCATACAGGATGTTGCTGATTTCTTGTTTGGCTATGGACAATGGCTTGAATCACAAGGATTCCGATTCAACAAGTTCTCGAACGAACTCAAAGAAACACTGAACTGGGCGAATGCAGTCAGAGAGTTCTTATTCTGGACCACGCAGGAATGGTCACCAGGATCGGCGATAACCGTTTCTCCGGCCGCGGACGGATTCGAACTTGACACCAACAACAGTATTGTGGGAAAACTGAGGAACCTGGCAGGTGACTACTCATTATTGGATTCAGGAGGTAGAAAGATTGACATCAGTGAGATATCAACCAAGCGAATAGGCAAGACTTTTGAACTAGGTATTAAATCAGATACAGTTGGTCTTTACAACATAGCACTGAATACCGTACAGAAGGAACATGTACTGTTGTTCGACAACAGCACAGTGTTTGCGGACATAATATATGACCCGTTCACAGGATTCAGGCAACAGAGACTGAAACTGGTGGGTTGGAAAACAGCAGGATGGAACGGAGACTACTACGCTCCTGGCTTCGTGTTTGACGCCGCACAGGTCACATACTGGACGGCCAACACAGACTACAGGATCGGCGATAGCGTGGAGTACCAAGGCAAGTTCTATGTTGCAAAAACCAATCACAACTCGGGTGCAACTTTTGAAAAAACCAACTGGACACTCAAAGATGAGAAACCAGCACCTCAACTTATTCCAAACTTCGAGTACAAGATAGCACAGTTCAATGACTTCTATGAGTTGGAGACCAACAACTTCGACGAATCGCAACAGCAGTTGGCACAGAGGCTTACAGGATACCAATCAAGGGATTACCTGGAGAACCTTTTCGTCAATGACGTGTCGCAGTACAAGTTCTATCAAGGCTACATCAGGGAGAAGGGCACACAGAACGCCATAGACAAGATATTGAAGGCCAAGTACGAGGGCGAGGACATCACGCTGGACCTGTATCCGGAATGGATGATACGTACGGGTAACTTCGGTAACACAGATTCTATAGAGAACATACAGATCACATTGAAAGACGACGAGATAACGGCAGATCCACAGAGTATAGAATTACTTGATACATCATCGGACACTGTTGAATATGCGAGATCAGACGCCATAGTCAAAGACAATTTCTACTACAAGCCAGTTGAGTACACGGCATCAACCACATTCAAGAGATTGGACTACACCAAGGAAGGTGTGGATAGGGACACGGCACAGGTCTTCAAGACTGCAGGGTATCCTCAACCACAACAGGTACAACACACCGCGTTCGACATAGACGAGATACTGAATCTCGACATGAATGCCATATCAACCAATGACCTGATATGGATTGCCAACAAGAGCAACCGTGATTGGGACGTGTTAAGGATAACGAGTGCTGGTATAAAGATAGCAACATTAAATCTGATAAACGATGCAACACAGTTGGAGATAACATTCACGGATTCGCACAATTTAAATGCGGGCACCACAACAACACAAGCAGATTATTTTGGCATATCAAACAGTGAGGAAGCAACACTGAACGGTGTGTACCAGGTCATTGCAACGCCAAGCCACAAGACAGTGATCATAGATTATGATGGAAATGTGGGATTTATCCCCGCCCTGGAAGACGGATCAACGGCTGACAGTTACGGCAACATATACAAATTCATATCTGTGAGATTGGCGTCCATGGACAACGTGAACGACCTGTTGGAATACGATCAGTATACTGATAAGAATGACGCAATTGAACAGCCAGGAGACAAAGTTTTTGCGGACGCGGACAGTTCAGGGCTGTGGCGTGTGTACGAGAAACAGGATCCATACACGACAGCATTGGTCCTATCACCAGACGCCAGCACAGCGGGACAGGAATTCGGACACAGGATCGTTGCACGTAATGACGGAAGGACAGTGATAGCATCCGCTCCAGGCAAGGGTCAAGGTGAAGTACACTTCCTGTTTAGAAGTTCAACGGAGGCCGGAACCGAGTTACAGACACAATCAACAGCAACCATGACCGACAACGATGACAACACCAGTAGATTGGGTGAGTCACTTTCGATCAGCACCGATGAGAATTTTGTGGTAGCGGGAGCACCGTACACCAATGCGGTAGGAGCCGACGGAAGCACTAGATTCATTGACTCGGGACTGATTAAAATTTACCTATGGGATCCAAGCACATTCAAGTACGGTATACTTGACACAGTGAGGGCACCAACAGATGGCTCAACACTCAATGAAAACGCCAACTTTGGATGGGCACACAAAATTTCAGAACCGGGCACAACATCAACTAGGACAACAGCAGACAAATACTTGTTTGTGTCCGCACCAGGTCACGATAACGATAGGGGCAGGGTTTACATGTACACGTGGGGAGTAGGTGCAGACGGTTCTACATATGACACCTGGACACAGGACTACACCATAGAGGCACCAGCCGGTGGTTCAGGACAGAGGTTTGGACATAGGATACAGTCGAACGACAACGGAGATATACTGGCTGTCAGTTCCGTGGCTCCGGGTAATGCCGGCAAGGTTGAGATATTCATCAAGACATCACAGAGCAATGACGGAAGCACACAGAACTCTTTCGCACTGGCACAGACCATAACAGGTGTGGCGTCAGATGGTTCAAGCATCAACACAGCGTTCGGTGAATCCATGGCGATGAGCAAGGACGGAACCACACTTGTAATAGGCGCACCGGGTGTTGATAGCACTGCACATCCAGACGCGGGAGCCATATATTACTACAAATGGAATGCAGATGATTCTACGAACACATACACGCTACAACAGACCATAAGTGCTCCAGAATCAAGCACCAACATGAAGTTTGGTACAAGCCTTGATATAACCGACGATGGAACGAGATTGGTTATTGGTAGTGAAAATTTCGCAAGTTCTAGGGAGATGAAATTCGATTCAGGAGAGACTACTTTCGATTTACAGGATACCAATATAGTGGACAACAACGTCCAATCAGGTGGAGTATTCACAGCCACTATGTACAACACTAAATTTATCATAGACGACAGGATGACATCACAGAACATATCTGAGCAAGACGATTTTGGACGTGGTGTGTGTGTTATTGATAACTCTGTTTTCGTTGGTGCACCAAAAGATGATGGCAACACAGCAACAGACGGAAGCACCAAAATCGTCAACGATGGCACCGTGGCATGTTATGATCTTACAGTGAACGGTCAGTACGCTTGGAAAAACCTAGTGACAGAAACAGCACTCATAGACATAGATAAGGTAGGTAAAGTTTTTGAATTCGACAGAAAAACAAAACAAATAAAAGATTATTACGACCTATACGATCCGGTCAAAGGCAGGATATTAGGACTTGCAGACAGGGAAATAGATATCAAGACAGCGTGGGATCCTGCGATATACAACATCGGTGACAATGCAAACACAATGACACCATGGGCGGAGACACACGTGGGGGAGGTATGGTGGGATCTGTCAACGGTCAAATGGTTATGGTATGAACAAGACACCCAGGAGTACAAGACTAATCATTGGGGACAGACATTTCCTGGTTCAAGCATAGACATATATGAATGGATTGAATCGAGGTTGTTGCCAAGCGAATGGAACAACAGGACGGAAGGGGCAATATCAACAATTTCAGGAACAGCACTGCACGGTGACGATTCTCAGTACACAGTGGTGCAAAAATATGATTCACGATTAGATAGATTTGTTAATTTCTATTACTACTGGGTGAAAGGCAAAACAACATTGCCTAGGGACACAAACAGAAAAAACACGGTAGCCTTTGTTGCCAATCTGATATCAAATCCTAGAACATTCGATTACAAGTACTATTCTATCACAGACACTAACAAACTAGTATTGAATAATATTTCAAATTTAACCAATGACGATGTAGTGCTGAATGTAGATACAAGAACAAACACGTTCGAGGGAGATTCACACAGCGTGTGGAAATTGGTCAGGGAAGGCGATGCCGACTACAGGCCAGGTCAACAGATAGAGACACGTTGGTGGGACTCGCTGATAGGAAAGAACACAACAGGAGACACAGTTCCTGACAATGATTTACCACTCAATGAGAGGTACGGTAACAGTATCAGACCAAGGCAGAGTTGGTACGTGGATAGATTTGATGCACTCAAAGAGATCATAGACTACGCAAACTCCGTGTTGAAAAAGAATCAATTGGTTGGACAGATAAGTCTAACAAACTTAGATTCCGCAGAACCAGAACCCACAGCACAGAGTGGCGAGTGGGACGCGACAGTTGACACCTATGCAGAATTGACCTATCTTAACACAGCAGACATTTCAGGCACTGTGAATTACTTGGTCAAAGCAGACGAGACAGCCAACAATTATTGGGCGATATACCAATGGGACGGAACTGAATTCACGAGGACAAAAGTACAGACCTATAACACTTCTGCCTACTGGAGTTACACCGATTGGTACAAAACCGACGGAGACATGGTACACGGGGAAAACACCAAAATTGACAAACAGGTCACATACCAATACGAGCTAGACACTTTAGATCTTGCAATAGGCAAACATGTGAAGGTCACGAGTGCAGACACGGGTGGATGGAAACTGTTCATGAAGACCGCCTCAGGTTGGGAAAACGTTGGAACAGAAAACGGCACCATAAGATTGAGTACGAAACTATATGATTACACACAGGATGCCACAGGATTTGCAGGTGCTGATACATTTGATGACAACTTCTTCGACCAAGAACCAAGCCAAGAAACTAGGAAAATACTCACAGCATTGAGGGATGATTTATTCATCAATGATCTAGCAATAGAATACAACACATTGTTCTTCACAGGTCTGAGAAAGGTTTTGTCTGAGCAGACTTATGTTGACTGGATGTTCAAGACGTCCTTTATAAACGCTAAAAATAGTGTAAGACAACTCGACCAGCGGAAAACATACACGATTGGCACGGACAGTTGGATAGAGAGCTACATCAACGAGGTCAAACCTTTCCATACAAAATTAAGAGAGTACAAACTGGGATATGATAAGACGGAAACGCAAGACGGTATATTCACAGATTTTGACAACCCAACTTTCTATGATGATACAACGGGCAAAATAAGAAGTCTTAATGTTGATCTAGACACCAGCAAGTTAACAGAATACCCATGGCAGATGTGGAACGATTATCACAAGAAGTACGTGCAGTCAATCACAGTGACGTCAGGTGGTTCCGGTTACGATGTTGCCCCAACGGTGACCATACTAGGCGGTACAGCAGGATCAACAGGACCTTTCCAGATACAGGCCACAAGCAAGGCAGGCCCCACGAGTGGACAGTTTGGATACTACTATCCGTTGTTCACAAGTGAGAAACAGGCCGAGATATACGACACACAGAATTCAGGATCTGGAACTACCAATTCTTACACTTTCGATGGGATAGCAGGCACGTTCTATGGCCCAACAGCATCAGTGAGGGAATCAGAAAGCGACAAGTCAGACACGTTCAAGATGTACGTGACACCTACTACCACGGCCGCGACTGCCACTGCCATCATACAAGGTGGATCAGTTATAAAAATAAATGTCACGGGAATAGGTGCCAATTACACTGCAACACCTACAGTGGTGTTATCGGGTGGTAAAACGGACGGCACGACGCCAACAGACACAGCCAAAGCCTATGCCAACCTTAACAATGATCTAGTCAGAGACTTTGACACGACCATAAAGTTTGACAGGGTGTCAAGCACTTCACGTGTGGTTGATTGGGCAGTATCTACTGCATATGCATACAATGACCTAATTAGATACAACAATGAACTTTACAAAGTTACAAATGCATTCACATCGAGCACCGACTTCGATGACAACATAGGAAGTGTCTATAAGGTGTACGGTGATGAGACAGGATTGACAGCGGCGGACAGGACCAAGGGATTCTACACCCCAGGGGCAGGAATGCCAGGCAATGAACTGGATCAGGTTATGTCGGGAGTGGACTACGGTGGAACCATGGTCACAGGATTACTATTCAACCAAGAACAGGGTTGGGACAGATCAGGCTGGTATGATTTCCCATGGGACAACTACGGAGAATCAAGGATCAAGGCCTTCAGGGCTGATGGTTCAACAGCGGCCTACACGTTTGACATTGCACCAGCATCGACTGATGTTTACCAAGTTTACCTGACACAGGATGACAGCACACGTAAAAAATTATCAGATGTGGTAAGGGGCGATGGTTCAACTGCAACATTTACAATAAGTGAGACACCAGAGGAAAACGCATTGGTAGAATTCATACCGTTCGACGACGACGGTGTGCTTACACCAACAGATGACAGGACACTAGATTCCATAGTCAAAGGAGGCCTGTTCACATCAGCACTGGGCCATGCACCAAGTGATATAGTATTGGAAGGGGATGATTTCGTTTCTCCAGACACAAGTTACGCTCCAGAGGAGGTTGTTCCAGGACAACTATTTGACACGTTAGACATCAAGGTGTACACATCACCAGAATCAGGTGTGCCATTCATCAGTGAGATGAACCACAGGGGGAATGGAAGCACAACCACATTCAGCATAGGCGACTATCCAGGAACATTGGGCTCGGTCACTGTGTCAGTAGATGGTGTTGTGCAGAAACTCACAACAAACTATTCCGTTAACGTCGCTAACAAAACAATCACATTTACATCTGCTCCTGCAAACAACAGCGTCATATCAACAAAGGTTTTTGCAATATCGGGAGAGAATTACAGAGTACTAAACACATTCACAGGTGACGGTAGCACAACAACTTTCTTGACGTCAACAAGGGGAGAATTCAATCTAGATTCAACGTCCTCTGACATGTATGTTACAATAGACGGAGTGCCAACAACTGCATACACCACAACAACTGCGGCCAACACGATCACGGTGATATTCGATACAGCACCAGCGGCAAGTTCTTACATACAGGTTGCTGGATTCAACAAATCCACAACATCTACAAGAAGTTATGCAAGTGTGAGAAATCAAACCATAACTTACGATGGTTCGACAAACAGACACACACTAACATATCCGCCTGGTGCCATAGGACCATTCTCAGGACTTACAACTGTAGAAGTAAACGGAAGGGTGCTACGAGGACCGGACAACACATACTACGTCGGTGACGGAAGCACTTACACATACGGTGTAGTGTCAGGTCTGGAAGACGATTCAACAGTTGATCCAGCCAAGACAATAACGGCCGCAAGCCAAGTACAAGTTTTTGTGAATGGTGTTGAGAAAAATCTTAACACACACTACACAGTTGACATAGGAAATCAAAACATCGAATTTGTGACTGCATCTGTTCCTACGTCGACAGATGTTATTTGCATATCAACACTTGTTGACAACCAGTACTACAATGAGGGCACTGACATAATTTTAGTTCCAAGTGCGATAACATCACCTTATAGTTTAAGTGCAAGTGATGTATTGTCCGTGACTACGTTCAATAATGCATTGGGAATGAAACAAAGAAGAGAAGTCCTGGAAGGAAGACCGAGCGGTGTGTTCAAATTAAGGTTTGACACCCTGAACGCAGGATACACATACGTATGGTTGAATGGTGAGCAATTGGTACAGGGATCAGACTACACAGCGAGTGGCAACACAATTACTGTGGTCGGCAAAACAATAACATCATCAGACAGACTTGATGTTATGTACTTCGCCTTAGAATCAGCGACGGGTGCCACGGGATTCAGGATATTCAAGGACATGATGAACAGGACGTTCTACAAACGTATCAGTAAAACAGGAACAACAAAATTAACAGTAGATATGACTGCAGGAACACAGACCATAACAGTGGAAGATGCGAGTGTGCTACCAACACCAAACGCATCTGCGAATGTCCCCGGTGTCATATTCATAGACAAAGAGAGAATAGAATACTTTACGAAATCAGGTAACACGTTGGGACAAATAAGACGTGGAACACTTGGTACAGGAATTAAGGAGCATGGATCAGGCACTGAAGTGGTAGATGCGTCTGGTACTCAAACCATCCCTTATGCGGACACTGTGTACACCAACACCTTCACAGGTGATGGTAGCACGGCAACATTCGCACTATCACAAGCACCATCATCCGCTAGTGAGTTAGACATATTCATTGGTGGCCAACGATTGTTGCTCACTAGCGAGGATGGATCAACTATCAA